CGGAGCGTTCTGCAAGAAGTCGGGTAGGTCTTGGCTTAACAATGTGATATTACTCATTTCATTTTCCTTCAGTAGGTCTTCTAACAACTACGGTGTATTCCCTGTCCACATTCAATCCCATGGGCAGGAGGTCTGGATTCTCTTCAAGAAACTGCTTCATGTGTGTTTGATGAAGTCGCTTCTCCAGCAGGCCGTACGCATCATGTTCTTGGATGAACCGATACATTGAATCCCAATCACTCGTCGTGTACCGTGACTTAATCGAGCGGATGATTGTGCCTGCTGTTGTGCGTATTGACTCGGCGTTTGCCTTCTTACAAATTTCTAACATTTCTGATTCCAACATCTTCATGTCGTTCGCTAACGTTTCGTCATTTGCTTCATACTTGCGCCGCAAGTCATTACGTTTATCTCTAATTTTGATGTATGTAGCCGCCAGCGCACTGAGGTCTACATCACCGCCTTCTAACTCTTCCTCCATACAAGCTCCTTTCAAATAAGAGGTTCGACTATACCATTACTTTTGACAATGTCAACATCTTCCGAAACTATTTGTTTGTAAAGTTTGATTATTTCTGCGTGGTGTTGGATGTTGCCCCGCAACATGCGGTACAGTTTAGACTCCACGGGGCTACCAGTGATGTGTACCACGGTCATGTTGTTCTTCTGGCCCGGCCTATCAATACGTGCATTGGCTTGCAAGTACGTCTCAACACTGGTGACGGGAGCGTACCAAATAATTGTGTTTGCCGCAGTTAGGGTTAGCCCGTGTGCCGCCGCTTGCGGTTGGATGATAAGCACTCGTGGGTTTTCGTTCTCTTGGAACCGCTTGACTGTATCGCTACGCTTATGGACGGGGATGCTTCCATCAATGCGTTCGGTCGTTATGTTGTTCTTCTGTAAGAAACGCTCAAGCAGTTCGATGGTATGCGAGAAAGGTACGAACACTAACACCTTGTGTGACGATTCCTCTATCACTTCGAGCACTGCGTTCAGTCGGTTTTTAACGTCGAACTCAACCACTTCTTTGTCTGTTGTATATACAGCACCACCGGCAATCTGGAGCAGCTTGCTAACCTGTACTGCGGCGTTAATAGCCGTAATCTCTTCACCGTCGGCTTCGATCAGCATCTGCTTCACGAGTAAGTCGTAGTACTTTTTCTGCTGTGGAGTCATTGGAGCTTCACGGTCTACGAACGTTACGGGTGGTAAGTCAAGACAGTCGGCCTTCTCGAACCGAATAGCTGGCTGAAGTGCTTTGTGTACGATGTCCTTAGAGTTTGCTCTAGGTACGAACCGGTACTGGGTTATCTGACTCATTACTGAGTCACGAAACATACCAAAGAACTTGGGCACTCCGTTAGGGTTGACGAGCTTTGCCAATCCGTAAGCATCCACAGGCGACTGGGCCGCTGGTGTGCCAGTCAACATCCACAGACCTTTGACGTGCTTGCAGATGTCACGCATGGTTTTCCAACGGTCAGTCTGAGCGTTCTTATATGCCGATGCTTCGTCAATTACGATTAGATCAAACCCACCGTTGATAATTTCATTCTTGATGATTGCCACGCCGTCAAAGTTAACAATGACATACTCGGCGTCACCGGACACCAGCTCTTTACGTTTATGTGAGGCGCCATAGGCGATAGTGACTGTGCGGTGTAGGGCAAACTTAAACAGGTCAGCTTGCCATGCGGAAGTCATGATTGACAATGGGCACACGATAAGTACTCTTCGTATCACGCCAACTGTCATGAGGTAGTCGGTCGCCCAGATAACTGATGCCGTCTTACCCGTACCCTGCTCGTTAAAGCAAAAGGCTTTCTTGTTTGATATTAAAAATTCGCATGTCTTCTTCTGATGCTCGAATGGTGTAAACCCATGTGGGCGAGGCCACTCGTATTCTGACAAATTCATTTGTTTCTCCGTTAGGGTGCCGGTCTTTCCCGGCTGTCAGTTAGATCACCAAGCAAAAAGGGGAGGTAAAACTTGGCTCTAGCAGGTACGGTTATGGGGAGATCAATCATAACTCCCGACGAGTCCAGTATCACTCGTACCTTACTTCTTGGACTTCGCTTTTGGTTTGTTTTGCTTCACAGTATGGTCACTGTTACGGCTGAAAGAGCGGTTGGCGCTCGGGGTCTTCAGCTTCAGATTTGAATCGTTGTTGGTACCACCCTTGCTCAGGGGAGTAACGTGGTCGATGTCTTTACCAGTGCGGTCAACGCCTTCTGCATCCAGTTTGTAACGTGCTCGATTACGTGCGAGTCGCGCTTTATACGCTTTGGTGCCTACCTTGGGGTTGACTTGCTTGGGACGTGGTTTGTTTACGTAGGGCATATAGGTTCCTAAATTTTGTGGAATTTGTTCATGGGTATAAACACGCACGGCTCTCGATCACGCGGGTCATTGCGGTCGTACCTGCCTCCCATTTCGACAAGGTATTTGCCCTTAACTGTAGTAGCAAAAACACCATCTGTAAACCGTACCACAAGTACGAATGGTACTTTATAAGACTCAGCCAATTCATTGCATTTAGTGCATTTGGAGGCACTAATCATGTATGTTGGGTATTTAGTACTTGCGTTGTTTCGGGTCTTGATCTCTACCATAGCCGTAGCTAGGTTATCGGGGCCAACCAAAAACGCATCGAAATTCGCTTTGGGGGGAGCCTTGGTTACTCTGCAATCAATCTTACTTTGGATGTACTCAAGCACGTTGGACTCCCGTGCGCGGTCAGAATCAGTTTCATACAGGGGTCGCATGATTAACTTTTGTTGTGTTCACATTGACGTACAGGGCAGAAACGACACAAGGGGCCACTCATGGCGTTCCACACGTCGTTGTTAAAAGCGGCAGTAAGTCGGTTAAGGTCTTGCTTTGGTTTCTCTAGGTATATCTCGATGTTCTCTGGCTTGTGTACGGCACGTACGAATTCGTTACTAACCACAAACATTAACGCTGATTTAATGCGTTCTACTTCGGGAAAGTGTTTGAATAGCGCAGTAGCCACAAGGTCTAGCTGTTTGATGTCGGCATAACGTGCGTTCTTACTTGTCTTGTAGTCAACCGAGTACGCCAATTTCTTCTCTTTGTCAATGATGACTAAGTCGGCGATACCCCTCCACCAGACGTTGTCGGCGAAGAAGTCACAGGGTTCCAAGTCCTCAGTCAGGCCGAGGCGTAGTTCACAGTGCTTCTCGCCGGGGATTTCTTTCAGTTGCTCTAGCATGGGCTCTAGGTAGCCGAATTGCGGTGGTAACGCAACTCCGTCACGGATGTATTCTTCAGCGGCGCTATGAACCGACTTGCCATACAGGGTAGCCTGAGTATCGCTATCCTTAACGTCTTTAGCTACCTTGGTGTGGTAGTACTTACGGGGGCATTGCTGAAACGTTTTCAGACTGCTGTATGACCAAGCGATTGTCATGCGCGTACCTTTGATTCCATCTCGTTAATCGCGGTAAGCGTTAGCTTGGCTTCTGCGATAGCTGTAAGAGCTGATTCCTTAGCGGTTTCAAAGTCTCGTTTGAGCATAGACGCGTGTAGTTCTTTTAGGGCTTTCTCAGCCATCATGCAGGGGTAAGCGTAATCAACCATTAGTTTTCCTTCAACAATCACCATAACTTTTGCCATATCCAGCCTCACAGTTCAACGGTAGTTCCAAAGCCCATTTGGGGCGTACTCTCATACACGTTTCTACGTATTCCATAGCACTAGCGGCGTCCTTTTCGGGCACAACACATGCGATAGCGTCGTGTACAGTCATAACTACTTTGTGCTTCTTAGCAACCAATAGCATCTGCTCCCCAATAACAATTCTTGCTAGGGCTTGGCAGACGTTCTCAATTACTTTTCCACCGTAAATGCGGGTAGGTATTACGGCACGACCTTTTTTAGTGTCGTACATCATCTCAGTACGACCCTCGGCGTTATCCTGCAAGCGCAGGTTGGGGTACTTTACATAGAGTTCGTTGGGCAGTTTTATACCCTTAGCGCCCTCTACTTTCAGCACTCCGTCACGACCAAACTCCATCATAACGTTATCCCGCACAGCTTCCAATGCCTTACCTGCCTTACGCCATAGTTTTTGGATATAGGGGTAGGTATTCCGATAGGTATCAATAATGTGGGACGACTCGTCCTTGGTAATCGTAACACCAAATGTCTTTAGTTGGGCCATGAATTTGTCGGCACCCATGCCGTAACCCGCTCCAAGAATCGTGGTCTTACCAACGAAACGTTCGTCTTTGGTGATGTCTTCAATGGGCTTACTGTAAATAGCCGAGGCCATTATTTTGTACACATCTTCACCGCGGTCAAATGCTTCCACCAAGTCATCTTGACCAGCTAGCCATGCTAGCGTACGGGCTTCAATCTGTGACGAGTCGGAGTCAATCATCACATACCCATCGGGCGCGATAATCGCATGCTTCAGGGGGCTACTCCTAGGTAAGTTCTGCAAATTCAGTTTGTCGTCCCCACCCCACCGTCCCGTGTGGGCGGCGTAGTATCGGAGGGGAACTGGCATGGAGCCTCTACGGGCGATACCCAAAAACCGTTCAGTACGCGTTTGTTCGATGGTTGACTTAACTCCAAGCCTAGCCGCTACAAGCTCCTGCACCATGGGGTTCTCGTGCTCTAACAGCGCCTTCATGGGTTCATCGGTCTTGGCAAACGCGAACGTCTCTTTGCCTGTGCGTAGGCTTATCTTGGTCGGTGGCGTTGCACCGTATGATTCAAGCAACTCAGCAAACTGCGGGTTACTCATAAGTACGCTCTTATCAAACGCACCCAGAGCCAATTCCTTTTTCGCCTGCACGTCAGACAAGTGCTTCTCCAGTACCTCAGTATCCAGATACAGCGTCGGCTCCGAAAACATGCGGATGGTCAAGTCGATCAGCTTCAGCTCAAACATCGGGAAGTCGCCAGACATAGCCGCAAACAATGCGTACGTAAGTGCAACGTCATTCTCACAATACTTGCCGTATTGCGCTAACTGCTCGGCCTCGAAGTTCACACGGCGCAGGCCCTTGGCATCGTTCACCTCTGTACCCTTGACACCCAATCCGTAGTGCTCGGCTAAGACCTTGAGGCTACCGCCCACTTCTGTACCGTGTACCGCACGTGCCATGCTCAGCGTATCCAACCAACCTTTAGGTTTAATACCGTAGTGCCAAGTCAGAATCGCCGCGTCAAACATTGCATTGTGCGCAAGAGCTAAGTTGTTCTCGAAGTCGAACTGGCGTAGGAAGTTAAGTATGGTTTCATCATCACCCGTACACCAGACCGGCTCGGCGTCGTCTACTTGTACTGCAACCCCGATAACCTCGAACTCGTCACCACGTATGTAGCTCTCGGTGGTCATCTTGCTCAGGCTGTATGTCTGCGAGTAGAACGTTTCAAAATCAAGCGTTAAGATTTGCATGTGCATCCTTGATTAGCTTGATATAACCGCGTAGTGTGTCAAGACTGGTTTCGTTGATAACGAACGTAACCCCACCCGATGTCTCGATGTCGCGCAGGTTTTTAATTTGTAGTGCGGTTGTCGTGCCCTTACCGGCTTTGGCTTCAATGGCAACGAACTTGCCAGCCACACAACATAAGAAATCAGGAACGCCGCTTGTTCCGTAGCCAGTGCCGATGGGCATGGCGTAGTAGATACCGTACTCTTTGAGTATGGCTTTTATCTTTGCTTTGACTTTAGCTTCTGGTGTTTGTGCCACTCTAACCTCCTAATGAGGGGTGACTATAACATAACTTTAGACTTTGTCAACACCAGACAATAAAAAAGCCACCCGAAGGTGGCTTGGTGATTACCCTAACAATGTTAGGTCAGTCGCAACGAACGTTGCCCATAAAGTCTTTACGGCACGTGATCGAGTTCCCTCGATTATCTTCAATGCGCGTGTTGCCCATAAAGTCTTGACGCTGAGTAGTTGAATACCCCGAGTCATCTGTACAGACAGTGTTGCCCATAAAGTCTTTACGACATGTAGTACCTGCGTAAGTAGTCACAGCGATTGTTGCGGCTGCCAGCAAAACAAAAACTTTTTTCATGATTAACCTTTCAATGCTTGTTCGAGTTGCTTGGAGTACCAAGCCAATTTACCTGCGTCTTCCACAGTATCCTTTTTAGAACCTAGTCGGCTAGCGTACTTCAGCACGTTACCTCGCAAGTAGCCAGTGTATTCGTCCTTGGTTAGTTTAGCCTTGATAAAGCTAATCGTCTCAATACCGCCGACCTTGTAGTGTGGCGGATGGTTAACCATATCCAATACTGACGTACCGTTAGCGCCTTCGGCTAGCTTGTCGGTGATTGACTTACCACTAACAGCTACCATGGTTGTCATCCACTTACTAGCTTTCTTAGTGATTTGCTTCATAGCATATCGCTCTGCGTACACTTGGCTTGGATTACATCCCAATTCCTTCGCCACAAATGATGGACGTGCGGTTGGGTGTGCTTTCATATAAGCACGTATCTTTGCGGCTACGCTTTTTGCATTTTTAACTTTGGTCATTTTCATTTTCTCCTTTGGGTTGGCTTCTAACATATTCAGCAAGTACTTCACGCATCATGGCTTGCTTGGTATACGGATAGTGGGTGTCAAAATACTCTTTAACCTCCACTGGTATACGTAGGCTAGTCAAAAACAACGCTGGTTTCTTACCTAATCCACGCGGTTTGCGTTTCTTCACTTCTTCCATTACTTCCTCCTTCAAAATGGTGCATCTTCCTCGTTTTCAATACGATGCTTTGTCATCGTGCGTAATCGGCGCCTCACTTCCTTCTCTGTCGGCAATGTCCTCGGAAATGGCCAGTTGGCTGAGGGCGTAAATGTGTTCGAGTTTATGTCGTAGTCGTAACGCTTCCGTGACTGCGGCTTCGAGTCGTCTTTTGAGTATGTGGTTTTCACGAAT